AGTTCGGCTTTGTCATATTGTATGACTTCCTTACTTTCCGCCATTTCGCTTCTCCATTATCTCGAGCGCTGCCAATATATCCGCCGCGTCCACCCACTCACTCATCGGAATTCCTGTCGCGATTGACAGTTCTACGATTAGATAACTTAGGCTTCCTCGGCTGTGACTTTTGGGGATTCGGTATCTCCGACAGTAATATCGACGACAGTATCGCACCAAATCTCGTAAGGCTTAACGGGCTTGCCCGCTGCCTCACGCTTTAACGCGTTCCATGCCAGAAACATTAAGTCGGAAATTCCGATCTTTTCTTGCGCCTGTTGAATTGTGAATCCTGTTTTCTGTTCCCACTTAGCAAACTCAGGTGGCTGAGCTGTTGTCGTAGTAACTTTTCCGTCGTTTGTTTCGATCTGTATTTGTAGTTTCATGCTCCCGATTTCTTTTCTTTAGAGTGTTGGTGTGGTTACGCAAGTGAAGCTGAGCGATACTGTCTGAGCGTCTGGAGCTGTTCCGCCAGCGCTAGGGAATATCGGTTGAACGTCGAAATTAAATACTGATCCGCTTGCAGCTGTAAATACGACTGAAAGTGGAGTATTTGGTGCGCTGTCTGCCGCGTTCCATAATGAATTACAGAGTGAGCCGCCAGCTGTCCAGTCCGCGAGCATTTCGACCGCGAAAGTGCCTTGAGAGTCAGTAGTGTAATAAGCCTTGCCATCAAGTGTCTGATAAGTGTTAATCGTTGACTCGATTGTAAGGGTTGCGCTTGTTGCTTGAGCGTCGTATGTATCACCAGCGATGGTGAAAGTAATATCGCGCCCAGTTACGATTGTTGTTGGCATTTTGTCTCCTAGTTTTCTTGTTTGTAGTAAGTGCTAACGTCAATATCCGAAATAAGTAAATTACTCGAACCTAACGTAACGATCGACGGACGCGATACGTCGCCGACAATATATCCCGACGGAATAGCCGCGAGAATCTGTATTACTAGCTTCTCGAGATTGTCGAGAGCGCCCGCGTTGTTGTTATACGCGACGGCGGCTGAGATTGTAAAATTAACTTTGAGCTGAATTGCGCTGCTAATTAGCGTCGTTTCAAGATATGGCGTGCCTGGAATAATGATCGCGGCTGGGGCGACTAGCGCTTCGGGGACTGATTGGTAAACCGACGCAGCTACGCCAGCGAGAGCGGTCGCTAGCGGTGCGCGGACATTAGCCTGAATTGAAGTTGGCATTATTGAGCCATCGTTTCCATGTCAATAAACGGCGCTAATAATCCGACGACGCGATTCTGTAATGATCGACCTAATACGAACGGGCTAGGCTGAAAATCTAATTGAGCCGAAGTGTTGCCTGGAGCTGTGATCGACTGAAAGACTTCGACTGATACGACTAATAGCGCCGACTTTACAGGCGCGACGGCTGAATATAAATCCTCAGCTGTTGAGCCATCAAGTACGGCTAAGCCAGCTGGAATTTTAGGTGTAAATATTTGATCTGGTGCAGCTGTTGCGGTTGTGAATATGTATGGCGCGATTCTGTGATCGTTGACTGTGACAGTTAGATCGAACGCGGCTCCGCAACCCGAAATGATTACAGTTTGACCAGGAACGAAATAGTTAATCCGCTGAGTCGTATAGAACGCCATGCCATCTTTAACTTCGATCCCTGTAACCGCTGATTGGTAGCCAGTTAATAACGGAAGGATCGCACCCTCAGCGCTCAAAATCATAAGATCGAGATATGCGTCAGGGTAAAGAGAAACGCTAACGCCTAGAACGTCACGAAGTTCCGTAGCTGTAACTATTGGCATTAGCGTTCCTCTCTATATTCTGCTCGGTCGCCTCGGGAGCGAAACGACCGATGATTATTTATTTAAACTTGGTTCCAGCAAGCGCCGAAAGGAATCTTTGGAGCAATTGCAGCATAACCATAATAAAGAATATCTATGGTTCCGTCTGAGTTAACGTTAGTACGCAGCTCGAAACGTGGGGACTCATACCATGTCCACGCGTCTGGGTTGATTACTACCATTGAGTTATCGCCGACTGATGTTGTTGCTCCAGCGTTTCCGATTGAACGTGAAACAAATAGATTTAAACCTGGAGAAACTACGCCACGAAGTGAATCGCCGCGAACATTTCCTGCCGCGTTGCTTGGCTGAGCCGCATTATATAGAGGTGCGCCATTGTCGTTGTACCCCATGATGTTAGTCCATTGTCCTGGGCTAACTACTAGGTTACGAGCGAAGCCTAGTGAGCTGTTATATACAGCGCCAGCGGCTTGTGATGTATAGCCTAAGAATCCCGTAGCTGAGTTAGCGTTAACGCCTGTTGATTGACCAGCTGCAACGATTGTGCCTGTTGCGAACTCGTCTGTGACTTTAGCGTAAGCAAATTCCAAATTCTGGAGTAATGCTGTTAGGTAACTTGGGTCTGAGCGGTCGATGAGTTCGATTGTTGAAATTGCGCGACCCTTGAAGCTGTTAACTGGTACTGAAATGTAAGTTGCGCTTAGATTTGATTCTGTAATTGCAGCATTTTCAGCGATGTTACTTACAGTCGGTACAGCTGTAACTTTTGGCAATTCGAAAGTCATGCCAGTAGCACTCAGCGCTTCACGAGATAGCGCGTCGATCATGCCGCGATCGGCGTTAGCTAGTGCGTTGATAACTGTGCGGCTTTGTGGTGTTGGAACCATGCCTGGAGCTGTTGATGTTGTGTTATCGGCAGCCTTAACATATTGGCGAGCGTCCTCATCGTGTAGAACTGACGCCTTGAGTGAGTATTGTAGATAAGAAACCTTATCGACGATTGGCGAACGTGGTGCGGTGTAAGCCATTGGAACGTGCTTTGACGCCTCTACCGATGTTTCGGCAGGAGCGGTTTCGGTAGTGTCTGACACTTCGTCTCCTTCAGTTGTTGGATTTGTTTCCTCTGTTTCCTCATCTAAGGACTCAGAATTTTCATCGGTTGATTCGACTTCGTCGGTTTCGGTGTCACTTGCAGCTACGGAACTGACTCTCGCGCTGTCGATGGCTGGATCTGAAACCAAACTGACTTCATCGAGCGAACCTTTAGCTACTACTAATACGCCATCGACAAAATCGTGCGCGTTAACTTTGACTCCTACACTAAAACCATCGCGCAAACCTGTGGCTGCCTCTATGAGTGCGTCGTTGCCCGCTGTCGTTTCCGCGATTTTAAATGTCGCGTCGATTCCCTGTTCGGTTGCGGTCATAGATAGAACCTTTCCGATTGGTCGAGTGCGATCGTGTTCAAGTAATAATTTGACGTTCTTAGTCGCGATAGATTCTGGTTTAAACGTCGTAAGTCCTGCCGAAGTTGATCCAGTTTCGTTCCATGTTACGACGCGTCCCGTAATAGTGCGAGATTCGCTATCGGCTGACGTAATTTGTAGCGGCATGTTTAGCTTCATTTAATCATTTCCTCAGCTTGTCGGATTTCCTCGACGCTGATTGCGCCGATGTCAAATAATGTTTTGTAAATTGCTACACGTTCCGCTTCACTTCCGCGCAAGTAATCCTCGAGTCTAAAATTGACTGTCTGTGATGATGGAACGAAATCTGGCATAGATAACCTAGTGCTAATCGAAGTCATTAGCGGAATTAAGCTAAAATCAAGCAAAGTTTTGCGAGTTACGTTCGCGTTAGAGTAAGTCATGCTCGATCCAGTTTCCGCGTCAACGTAGAACGCGGGAATTCCAATAGCGCGAGCTAATTCTGTCGCGATGTACGAACGAGCTGCCGCGAGCTGTAACTTTTCAGGATCGAAGCCGACAGTTTGTAATTCTACGTCGGCATTTAGAAACGCGGTCGAACGATTACGTCGAGCGACGCCCCATGACTCAAGTAATTTCGCAATTCGATCAGCTGGTAACGCTGTTCCATTTGATTTTAATACCATAGACGGAACTGGCTCGCGAGCATAGTTAGCAGCTGCTCGCTCAAGTTCCGCGCCTGTTCTAATTGTGCGACCAGCGCGATTTAATAATCCTTCGTCGTTGCCATAAAATACGACTAACGATCCGACGCCCGATTCTGGAATTTGTTTTCCGTCGATCGTGTAATACATAACTTCAGTTCCGTTAGCGTTTAGAAATACGCCCACGCGTGTTGGGACGATTCGTTGAACGGAACGAACTCGCATAGTGTCGGCAAATAATTCGGTAATTTGCCAATAGGCGTAGCCGTAAAATAATAAATCCTCAGCTGTCCAGACATAAGTTGCGCTACCAGGTACGCGGGGATCGGGATCACGAATTACGCGGGGCGCTGGCACTTCGAGCCCCGTCGTATTGTCCCTAAGCTGTAACCCGATTGAAGCGATGGACGAACAGATGATCCCGCGAGCACGTGCGATCGTGGGAACACTCATAGCTTCCTCGCGCGTAGCCTGAGTAGCGCCGCCGTTAAAGGTATAAATAGAATCCAGCGCAAATACAGGTGAAACCGAAGCCTCAATATCGGAATTTTGAGCTGGCGCTACGGCTTCAACCTTTGACGCAAAG